CTGGCGGAGGCGGTTCAGGAAGACCTGGCGGAGGAAGCGCAGGATCAGCAAACACCGGAGGCGGTGGCGGAGGAGGAACTAATCCACTACCACAAAGAAATGGTTTTGCAGGTGGATCTGGAGTTGTAATAATTAGATATAGGTTTCAAGCTTAATTATGGCACATTTTGCAAAAATAAATGAAAGTAACGAAGTTCTTACAGTGGTAACTGTAAATAACTCGGACGTACAAGATGAGAATAATGTTGAAGTTGAATCAATAGGTCAACAATATTTAGAAAAATGCAGCAACTGGCCTGCTAATTTATGGATTCAGTGTTCATGGAATACTTACCGTAATGAACATTTATCAGGTGGTACAGCTTTTAGAGGTAATTATCCTAGCACCGGTTTTATTTGGGATTCTATTAATTCAATATTTTGGGAGCCACAACCACATGGGTCTTGGACTAAAAATATTGCAAGTGCAACATGGGAAGCTCCAATTCCTTATCCTAGTGTTCAAGAAAATTATGGGATTTATTGGAATGAAACTGCTTACCAAGCAGATAACACAAAAGGTTGGGAAGCATACAAAGCAGACGAAGATCCCTCTGATAAAGTATTTTTATGGGATGGATCTAATTGGTCTGCCAAATAGTTGACATTATTATAAAATACAATTAAATTGTATTTTATAAAGTATGAAGAAAGATATTTACAGAAAAGTCTTATCTGAAGTTTCTCTATATCATGGTACGGTTGATATGCCTAAGGATTGGGAAATAGATAGAAATTTTCTGTCACATGAAATTTTACAATCCAAACTAACCTTAGAGGAATTTAAATTTTCTAGAACTTTTGATAAATTAAATAAATACGTGCAAGAGCGTATGAATCTTAGATATAATTTAAAACTTTTAAATAAAAATTTTTGGGGAGATACCTATCATCCTCTTCAAAATTCTGAACCTTTAAAAAATATTGACCCTGTAGATTTAAGAAATTCACCAGATTTTACTATGTTATATGGCGTTAACGTTAACGAATGTATTGTAAAAATATATTATGATGATAACAGAAAAGCAGGAAGATTTTGGGAAATACCTTTAACTAATAACGGGTTTATAATATTTCCATCTTGTAATTTATACACCATAAAAAATTTTCAAAAAGAAAATACAAACTACGTATTAACTGTAACATATGAACTTGGATAACTATTATTGGTTTTTTAAATCTGCGCTAACACCTAGATTCTGTGATGAGGTAATATCTTATGCTAATTCTAAAAAAGAAGAGATAGCAAGAACAGGTGGTTATGAAAAAAATAAATTAACGAAACGAGAAATATTTGATTTAAAACAAAAAAGAAATTCTGATTTAGTTTGGTTATCAGATACCTGGATTTATAAAGAACTACATCCTTATGTAGATAGAGCAAATAAAAATGCAGGTTGGAATTTTGATTGGGACAGATCAGAATCTTGTCAATTTACAAAATATAAATTAAATCAATATTACGATTGGCATTGTGATGCTTGGAAAAAACCTTATGATAAACCAAACTCACCAGATCATGGAAAAATTAGAAAATTATCTATGACTTGTCAATTAACAGATGGTTCCGAATATGAAGGTGGTGAATTAGAATTTGATTTTAGAAATTATGAACCACATATGCGAGATGAATCGAAGCATAGAAGACAGTGTAAAGAAATATTACCAAAAGGATCTATTATTGTATTTCCTTCATTTGTGTGGCATAGAGTTAAACCAGTAACATCAGGCACAAGATATAGTCTTGTGGTATGGCATTTAGGAAAACCTTTTAGATGAAAGTTTTAATCGTAGGTGGTGGTAGCGCAGGGTGGATGACCGCAGCGACCCTTGAGTCTCAATTTCCAAAATGGAAAATATCCTTAATAGAGTCTAAAAATATTTCTACTGTGGGTGTGGGTGAAAGCACACTTGGAAAAATAACTCATTGGATGAGACTTCTTAAAATAGATGATAAAGATTTTATTAAACATGTAGATGGTAGTTATAAACTAAGTATTAAGTTTACAGATTTTTACAAAAAAGGAGAGTCTTTTCACTATCCTTTTGGAAATCCACCAATAGAGGATAGACGTGCAGGAATTAATGATTGGTGGTTTAAAAAAATATTACATCCTAAAACACCTTACAGTGATTATGCTGATTGCACTTATCCACTACAAATGGCTTATGTTAATAAAAATAAATTTGATTTTAATGAAGTAGAAAGAGCTTATCATTTTGATGCAACTAAATTTGGTTTATGGCTTAGAGATAGATATTGTAAAAAAATTAAACACATTATTGAAGATGTAAAAACAATTCAACAAAATGAAAATGGTATAAAGTCTATTAATAAAAAACATAAAGCTGATCTTTATATTGATTGCACTGGATTTAAATCACTATTGTTAGGTGAAACTTTAAAAGAACCTTTTGAGTCTTATTCAGATTTACTGCCAAATGACTCTGCTTGGGCTACAAAAATACAGTACAAAAACAAAGAAAAACAATTAGTCCCTTACACAAATTGCACAGCAATTGAAAATGGTTGGGTGTGGAACATACCACTATGGTCAAGAATAGGCACAGGATACGTATATTCTAGTAAATTTGTAGATGATGAAACAGCTCTAAAACAATTAAAAAAACATCTTGGTAAAGAAAATTTAGAATTTAAAAATATAAAAATGAGGGTTGGAATACACAATAAATTATGGGTTAAAAATGTTGTGGCTATAGGTTTATCAGCAGGGTTCATAGAACCTTTAGAAAGTAATGGATTGTTTTCCGTTCATGAATTTCTCGTAAATTTAGTTACTAATTTACAAAGAGAAAAAATTACACAATGGGATAGAGATGTTTTTAATTATCAATGTAAGACTATATTTAAAAAATTTGCAGAGTTTGTGGCTCAACACTATGCTTTATCTCAAAGAACAGATACTAAGTATTGGAAACATTGCACTAATAAAACCTGGTTTAATTATTTAAATACACCTGTAATATCTGATAATGAGTTTATAGAACAAGTTTATAAAAAAACTTTTGAACATACTTTTTTACCTTTAGCAGGTTTTCATAACATAGCTGCAGGTATGCATTGGGGACCAACAGATAAAACAACTTTAATAAATAAAGGATTTCAACATGAAAATAATTTAAAAAATAATTTTAAAGAGTGTATTGAAAAATTAAATGAAAGAAAAAATATCTGTGAAAAAATAGTCAAATCAAAACCAACATTATATTCAGTATTAAAAGGCATTCATGAAGTATAAAACAATAAAAAATTTTTTAGATAAAAAACAATTTGATTCACTCGTAGCGTACGTGCTTGATAAAGAGTTTCCTTGGAGAAGGGTGGATGATTTAAACTGGAAAGCTGAAAAAGGTAGAATGTTTTTTACACATTGTTTTTTTACTGACTCAGAGATAACTTCTCCAGGATTTGAACCCTATATAAAACCTATTTTAAAAAAATTAAATAGTATCGCGGTTATCAAAGCTAGAGCAAATATGTTTGTAAGTAAATTATTTACTAAAAGTGATTTTCATGTTGATTACGAAATATCCTCAAGCAAAACAGCAATACTTTATCTAAACGAATGTGATGGGGGAACTGAATTAAAAATAGGTAATAAAATAAAATTTATAAGAGCCGAAGCAAACAAAATATTAATATTTGATACAGATGTTCAACACCAAGCACTAAGCTCTAAAAAAGCACCACTCAGATTTATTATAAATTTAAATTATTATGAAGATAAATAAAATAGTAAAAGGTAAAGCAAAAATTGATTATATGCTTATTCATGGTGTTATGGATATTGATACTCAATATTTTATAGATAAAATTGACGAGGGCATACAACAAGATAATAACAAAAATTTTAAAACAAATGTTCATGGCTACATGACCTCTTGGGATTATTTTTTAAAAGATAATAATTTTTTAAAAGCTATATTTCCTATATTTGATTATTTAGATGAATTAAAACTAAAAGAATACTCTTTAATCTCTGCATGGGGTCTAAAAGAAAGTTTTAGTCATCGCACTATGGAACATGACCATAGACCTCACTATTTATCTGGTATAATTTATTTAAAAGATCACAACCAAAAGTTGTTTTTTACTGAAATTAAAAAAGAGTTTAAACCTAAATTAAATTCTTTTATTATTTTTTCTAGTTTTTTAAAACATAAGACATCAAGAAATACATCACATGTTGATAAATATGCTATTTCGTTTAATATAGATTGATAAAGACATGAAATTAGAATTGTTTTCAATACCTGTATATATCGACAATATAGATTGTTCTAAAATAAAATTAAAAAATGTAAAATTTACAAAAACATGGTTTTCAAAAACTAAAAGCTCTCATGATTATGTAAATGAACTTGATGAAGAATCAAATAAATATTTATTAAATAAAATATGGGATTTAATTTGTTGTGATTTTAATGGATTGTTTGAAATTAAAATAAAAAATATATGGGAAAATAGATATAAAAAATTTGATTATCAAGAAACACATAATCACCCACACGCACATTTTTCTTTTATAGTCTATAAAGATATAGAGGAGTCTCAAACTATTTTTATGAACCCCGGAATTGATTTAATACAATCATACTATGTAGATAGTTTATTAGACAAAATGAATGTTTTAAAAAGAAGTTTCAAACCTAGTTGTCGAAAAAATCAAATGGTGGTTTTTCCTAGTTTCTTACAACACATGGTTCTTAGGCATTCAAACAGTGTTTCGATTGCTGGAAATATAACGTTAAAATTAAAGGAGAATTAAATATGAATATAAATAATTATTTTGAAACAACAATTTGGTCCGAACATAAACCAGAATTTTTAAAATCAGTCGATAAAGCTTGCAACAAATATATTAAAGAGGCTCGTAAAAAAAATAAAGAATACATAAAATTATTTGGTGATTTTGGTACATCTCATCACTCTACACCCTTGTTATCAGACAATCAGTTTAGAGATTTTAAACAATACATTGGACAAAAGTCTTGGGAGTATCTTGATAATCAAGGTTATGACATGACACAGTATCAAACTTTTTTTAGTGAAATGTGGGTGCAAGAATTTTCTAAAAAAGGTGGTGGACATCACTCAGCACATATGCATTGGAATCAACATGTATCAGGTTTTTATTTTTTAAAATGCAATGAAAAAACTTCTTATCCAGTTTTTCATGATCCAAGAGCGGGAGCAAGAACAACTAAATTAAAAATGAAACCAAAAATTGGAATAATGCCTTGCACTGAATTAGTTCACTTTAATCCTGCGCCAGGTGCTTTGTTAATATTTCCAGGATATTTACAACATGAATTTGTTGTAGACCATGGTAAATCTCCGTTTAGATTTATACATTGGAATATTCAAGCTGTTCCAAAATCAATGTCAAAAGATGTTTAAAGAAATTAAAAGTTTTTATTTTTTAAAACACGTTAAAGAGAGTAAAAACATTAAACATAAACTTTTAAAATATATCAATGATTCTCCTAAAGTATCTTATGAGAAGGTTAGTAAAACAGATTGGGACTCTTGTTCGGACAGTAATAGACCTTACGTAAAATATTTTATAAAAATTTTAAAACCTTATATGTATAGTATCGTAAAAAAACTTAATACTAAAAGTTGGGCTATGCATAACATGTGGTTTCAACAATATGAAAAGAGTTCATACCATACTTGGCATACCCATCCATCAGTGCAGTTTTCTTGTGTGTATTATCTAGAGTTACCAAATATAAATTTAGCTACAGAATTTAAAGATGTTAAAAATAAAATTTTTAAAATAAATGTTAAAGAGGGTGACTTATTAGTTTTTCCCTCTTCGGTATTACATAGATCACCAAAAAATAAATCTAATAAGAGAAAAACAGTTATTTCATTTAATTCGAGTTTTTTACAATAAATGTCTGATAAAATAATTTTTAGAATAGATAATTTTTTAAATTCAAAAGAATGTAATTATGTGATAAAAGATTTTAATGATAATTTTGAACAAACAAAGATATACAGAAATACTAGAATACTAAGGGTGATGTATAAACCTGTTTGCGACAAATTAAATTCTTTATTTAAATTTTATAATTTTAGTAATCCATATAATATGGAAATAGTATTATGGGATAAAAAATCTAAAATGGATTTTCATTTGGATAAAGTAGGTAATAAGTTTGCTTTTATTATTTATTTAAACGATGACTATAGTGGAGGAGAAACTATAATTGACAATATAAAAATAAAACCTAAAACAGGTAGAATTGTTTTGTTTAGTAATGGTTTTTATCTACATAAGGTAAACGAAATAAAAAATAAAAAAAGATATACATTAATAGGATGGTACAAATAATATGAGTTTTAAAAAAAACAAATATGCAGTAATTAAAAAAGCTATATCAAAAGATTTAGCTGAGTTTGTAGCAAATTATTTTAGTATGCAAAAACAAGTTTATGATACATGTATCCAAGACAGATATCTTTCGCCCTTTGAAAACATGATTGGATATTATGAGACCGAATTAGATCAAATACCTCATACGTATTCTTGTTATTCAGATATTGCAATGGAAACATTAATGTTAAAATGTCAACCAATAATGGAAAAAACAACAAAATTAAAATTATATCCAGCATATACTTATGCAAGAATTTATAAGAATGGAGATAAATTAAAAAGACATAAAGATAGATTTAGCTGTGAGATATCAACCACTATGAATTTAGGTGGTGACCCTTGGCCAATATATTTAGAGCCATCAGGTCAAGTGGGTAAAAAAGGTATTAAAGTAAATTTAGATCCAGGAGATATGTTAGTTTATAGAGGATGTGACCTTGAACATTGGAGAGAAAAATTTAAAGGCAAAGAATGTATTCAAGTTTTTTTACATTATAATAATGCTAAAACGCCTGGAGCAAAAGAAAACATGTTTGATAAGAGACCTCATTTAGGTTTACCTACTTGGTTTAGCAAGAAATGAAAGCTGACTATTGGATAAAAAGAAAATATAATACTAACACTTTAACTTGGGAAGAAGCGTTAGAAAATTTGCAATACTCTAGAAAAAACAACTTTCAAATAAAAATTGCACCTCCTGGATTTTTTGTATGTCACGAAGCACATAGAATAAAAAACTTACAACCCATAATGAAAGATATAAAATGTATTTCAGCACATTTGTATATTAATGTGTTTTCTCAAGATTTAAATTCAGGAAAACATAAAGACGATATGGACGTATGGTTTTGGCAATGTAAAGGCAAAACTAAATGGATTATTAATAATAAAGAAAATATTTTAAAAGAAGGAGATTTAATTTTCGTTAAAAAACAAGTATATCATGAGGTAATAGCCTTAGAGCCTAGAGTTGGTGTATCAATGAGTAACACATAAAAAATACTACCAAAAAAATAAAAACTATATATAGTGTGATATTATGCTACAAAAAATAGGGTTTCAGCCAGGAATTAATAAACAAATCTCAGAGACCACGGCAGAAGGTCAGTGGGTTGACTGCGATAATGTTAGATTTAGGTATGGTTCTCCTGAAAAAATAGGGGGATGGAATCAATTAGGTAATGTTAATGAAAATGAACTTACAGGAGCTGGACGTGGTCTTCATCACTTTGTTAATAGTTTAGGTAGAAGATATGCTATTATTGGTACAAATAGAATTTTATATGCTTTTTCTGGGGGTGTATTTTATGACATACATCCAATTAAATCTACAACAACGCTTACTAGTGCATTTACCACGACTAATGGATCACCAACTGTTACAATAACTTTCTCAACAGGTCATGGTATTAATCCTCAAGATATAATTTTATTAGATAACTTTACAACAATTACAGGATCTAATTTTTCAGCATCAGACTTTGATGATAAAAAATTTATGGTGACATCTGTTCCAACAACGGAAACGATAACAATTACGATGCCATCAAATGAAACAGGATCTGGTGCAACAACATCTGGTGGTATTAGAGTACAACATTATTTTCCTGTTGGATCAGCTGTTCAAGAAAAAGGATTTGGTTGGGGTCTAGGATCTTGGGGTGGAGAAGCATCTTCTGCTGTAACAACAACTTTAAATGGAGCGTTATTGAATGATACTGCGGGTACAGGTGGATCTGGAACATCAATCGTTTTAACAGACGCTTCTCAGTTTCCAAGCTCTGGAACTAATTTTATACAAGTGGGAAATGAAGAGATATCTTATACAGGAGTTACGGGAGGCACTACGTTAACAGGTATTACAAGAGGTGTAAGAAATTCAACACGATCAGCTCACAGTGATGGAGCAACAGTCACTAATACGTCTGATTTCGTGGCATGGGGTGAGGCAGCATCTGGTGACTTAGTATTAGAACCGGGTATGTGGTCATTGGATAATTTTGGTGATAAAGCAATCTGTTTAATTCATGACAGTTCTGTATTTGAATGGGACTCTTCTTTATCAAATGCAACTGAAACAAGATGTAATATTATATCAGGAGCACCAACTGCATCTAGACACATGGTTGTATCAACGCCAGATCGTCACTTAGTTTTTTATGGAACAGAAACAACGATTGGAGATATTACAACACAAGATGATATGTTTATTAGATTCTCGGACCAAGAAGATATAAACACATATACACCTACAGCAACCAATACAGCTGGCACACAAAGACTGGCTGATGGATCACAGATCAGAGGAGCAATCAGAGGTCGTGATGCAATTTATGTTTGGACTGATACAGCATTATTTACACAACGTTTTGTTGGATCACCTTTTACATTTGCCTTTTCACAAGTAGGAACGAACTGTGGATTAGCAGGTCAGAACGCATGTGTAGAAGTTGATGGTGCTGCGTATTGGATGTCAGAGAATGGCTTCTTTAGATATGCAGGTAAATTAGAATCACTACCATGTTTAGTTGAAGACTTTGTATTTGATGACATAAATATGGAATCAGGTAATCAAATGATTTCAGCTGGATTAAATAATTTGTTTGGAGAAGTTATGTGGTTTTATCCACAAGCTACATCAACTGTTGTTAATAGAATGGTTGCATATAATTATTTTGATTCGTCACCAAGAAGACCTGTATGGACTGTAGGATCTCTTTCAAGAACTATGTGGCAAGACTCAGCAGTTTTTCCAAGACCACATGCCTTAGAATATGATGCAAGTACAGATTCATCTTTTGATGTTGTAGGAAACACTGAGGGTAGAACAGCATACTATGAACATGAAACAGGAACAGATCAAAATAAAAATGGAACTATAACAGCTATAACTTCAAATATATCTTCTGGTGACTTTGACATTACTCAAAGAATAGCTAGAGGAGCTACAACAGGAACACCTGATCTTAGAGGTGATGGAGAGTTTTTAATGAAAATTAGAAGATTTATTCCTGATTTTATATCTCAAACAGGAAATGCACAGGTTACATTAGAATTAAGAAATTTTCCTAATGACACAAAAGCTAG